AACAAATCCTCACCAAAGTTAGCCTGACTCCAGAGCCGCATACCTGCTAGCGTGGAGCCACCTGTACCCCATGTGCCACTACCCCAACGACCTGCACTCCACCCGGTAAAAGGCACAGCGATCTCATTACCTGTATTTATCTGGTACGCACCTACAGTGCTGGAGCCGCCATTACCTGAATCAGAGCCACTTGCTGTTACCGTGCTTCCGCTAGTGTCTTTGGCTTCCACTGTGTAGGAGTTGTCGTTGACTATAGTAGCTATTTGATACTCTTGATTCAGTACAGCGGCGGTAATGTTACCGCCTAGAGAAGCGGCACCGGAGAAAGTTACAAAGTCATTTTGGAGTGCACCGTGTGCTGTGTCAGTCACGGTTAATGTGGCATCACCATTTACAGCAGCAAAAGTTACGTCACCAGCGGCTGTAGTAGACCGGATAGGCGTAACGTCATAATAAGCACCGCCACGCTCTATGTAATATTTTAGGTGCGTACCCACAGAAACGAGATTTTGTAGACTGAGAGTGGCCCAATTAAATAGTGAGCGTGCTACACCCAGGAAAGTAGCAGTAGATATCTGCTCCCAACCTCCAATCTTTTGAGGTAGTCCCCGTCTGAATCGCACTTTATCAATGTCATACCACTGCCCTTCAGCAGCGTATCGAGTGCTTTCTCGGTTTACCCCTGATTTAAACTGTAATTTTCTAACTGGCATTGTGTCCTCACTCTGCGTACTCACCGCTAGAGATCATGTCAGTCAACTCCAAGGCACGGCTGCCTACTTGTTTAGCCCATTTGGAATCAAGAAACTCAGTGGCAGCTTCTTTATAATTACCTGTCTCCATAGCCGTCAGGGCACGTTTAAAAAGACGTAATCTAGTTGCACCTAGGTTAAAAGATATATCAACCATAGCGTCCCTACGCACATCGTCCAAATCGCTGAACCACGGATACTCAGCAGCTAATTCTTTAACTACCCTCTCAACATCATTCTGCAAGAGGTAGTCAATCTCGTCTTCAGACAGCCCCATGCCACCTGCTTGATCTATGTTACGACCCACACCCACGGTAACTTTACCTTCTGAGCATTCATACGCATGAGTTTCAACACCCTCATGTCGTTTCAGCATAGCCAGTAGCTTGTCCATTAGTTACCCCTGTTATTGCTAGAGCCGAAGAAGAACGCTGAAATACCAGATATCAGCCCTCCTAGGTATCCTAAGATAATGTTAGCTAGAGCATCGTCTACCGCTTCAGCGCGAAAGGTCACAAGAAATATGTAAAATAAGAAGCCCAGCAAGCTGATTATGGCAAATATCTTAGGTGTGGGGTCTTCACCAAATATTTCTCTGGCAGACTGCCTGTCCTGTACTTCTAGCTTGAAGTTTTCTAGGTCAATTTTACGTTCGTCTAACGTTTTTTTGAATTCGGTTTCTGCTTCCTGCAATAGTTCTATAGAGCCTGGATTCTCCTCAATATATTTTTCTAACTTGGCAGGGTCTGTGGTGTTAGACACGCCCAGCTTATCTGCAACAAGTTTGACAGCCATACCACCCATAGGCCCACCAATAGCTTTGCCGACAGTTGGGGCTAGTGAGGCTAACAATCCTTTTAATTTCATACTTCCACCATAAACGTGCTTTTGGGCGGGTTTTCTACCCTGTCTCTTGGGTACGGAGCAATACCTAAGTGGTCAATCATTATACCGAAGCTCTCTATTTTCTGAGCAACCTTATCAATGTTTTGCTTCGCATAAGCAGCAGTGCCAGGATTATCAAACCACATGTTGAACCTACCACGGTTCTCAGTCACTCTTCCCTGGAGCCAGATATGGTCACGCTCACCAATATCTGTTTCAATGTTAATTTCCCAGTCTTCTTCAGTGTTGCCTAGTAGCGCCTCGAATCCCATCCATTCTTCTTCACCGCTGTTGATCTCCCCGTCAGTAAAGTCCACATAGGTTTCACCGAGTTTTACATCTTCTAAATCTCTTGCTTCTGGCGCATCCCACGCCCACGAGTTCTTTTCAGTATCGTATCTGTTTATCTCGTATTCGATCTGAGGCAGGTCTTCTAGGTCTATCTCACCAAATACTGAGTTGTTTCCGTTTTCTATGGCTGCTTTAAGATCAGTAAGCAGCTTTTCTACATCTGTACTGTTGTCTATCTTGGTAGATGTGTTTTCAAATACTCTGTCTAGTTTTGACTGCCTTGTAGGCTCTTGCCCTTCAGTTTTTGTTTCCTGTTTAGCTTCTGTCTTTTCAGGAGTCTCGGCCGATCTTACCCTGACGTTAACATCTTCACCGGATACCTGGGCAAAACTGCCGACTAAATTTACTTCGCCATTCTCAGTGCTTATTGTGACTGAGTTACCGTCTTCAGATACTGATCCTTTGACTGTCTGACCTTCGGGGAGGTCAAGCTCTTTTACCGTGTCAGAAGATAGCGTAACCGTAAGACTTTGAGTTGTATCTACCTGCGCTGCGTTGTAGTTCGCAATCGGGTTTTCAGGCGATATAATCATCCATCACAGAGTCAACAAATAGATTCTCGTCAGAGCATCTATATTTCGGATGACTTTCCCTCAGTATCCTCCTCGACGATCTCGTCGATGGTTTCGCATACGTCAGGGACAGCTATGCCTGTAGTTACTTCAGTAGCCACACGACCAACAGCACGTATGCCCTTGTAGACACCAGAGCAATACAAGTCTTTGTTAGCAATCATGTCTTCAGAGATTGTGCATCCAGAAAATACAAATAAACTAATTACTACGGGAATCAATTTCATTTTCTATCCTTTTTAACTCTTGCATTTCGCCTTTACTTAGAGGCACAACTTTCTTAGCTTCTCGCTCTTGACCATCAAGAAACTCTTTTAACCTTTCTTTGTAACCCGCCATCATATGATCGCTTATTCGATCTTTTAGCCCACCTCTATCAGCAACCCTAGTGTCTTTGCTGGGATTTATGTAGTCTGGGCCAGTGTTACTAAAGTACAGCATGGTTTGTGACTTGGAGGGGCCATAACAAAGTCTCGGCACACGAGCCACTATGTCGCTACCATGCACGCAGGATATTTGATTATCCAGAGTCATTGGCTTTTTAAACCCTTTGAAAAACACGTTTGGTTTGCCAAAGGTAATCAAGTTTATGTTGTTGTGTTTGCCGTTTAACATAGAGGCCGACAATTCTGCCAAAGCTCCACCTAAACTATGCCCCGTTATGAGAGTGCGTTTCTTAGGGTCTATGTGTTCTTTAACCTCTCTCCATACAGACTTGTGTGCTAGAGTAAAACCACCGTGACACAGCCTACCCGCATATGGCAGCGGTATGACGTTAATGTCAGTAAGCACATCCATCTTTTGCTCTGTGCCTCGGAAAGCTACAATGTCTATAGACTTGCGCTTTGCTACATATACTGTAGTAGATGTCCATCGGCTCTCTATTTTGATAGCCTCGTCGTTGCTATCGTTGTAAGCCTTCATCGCCCAGGAACAGGCCATATTTAAAAGCACAGGATCAAGTTTCATTTATCAGCCTTGTTGTCTAGTCGCTTAAAGATCGCACCCAGCAGGTCTTTGATCTCTCTTATATCTTCCCGGTAATCATCTTTGGCAACATACTTCTCAGAGATTTGCTTCATCTCTGAGTCAAGCCTGTCAAGCAGCGTGTAAACACGGTTGTATGCCCACGCCGCCAAGAAACCACCGATCAGTATAATTACGTCAAAAACTATCTGACCCGTAAGCTCCATTACTCAGACTCTTCGCGTGGGTCTACCCAGCCTTCTACCGCTGTGAACGTGCCATCAGACGCGCAAGTGTACTTGCACCCATACCAATCCTCTGGCTCGCTAACTCCCTCGATAAGAGTGGCGTTGCCGCTGTTGAGATCACCAATAATAAACTCAGCAGGATCGCCCACAGTAATTGTGTCGCTTCCCATCGTGACGGGCTTATCATCTGCGAATAAGTATCTGGATGTGTTTGTTGCATTGTCTACGATTGTCTTCATGTCTTACCCATTAAGTAAAAGTGTTGTGTTAGCTATTGCCTTGCCAGCCGTCACGCTGGAAGACGTTGTGGAAAGTGTGCCATCGTTTTGGACGTAGTAGGTGCTGCCGATTGTCAGGTTGGGGACTGCACCTGTAAGTTGTAAAACAATAGCCGTGCCGTAGTTTGAGTTTCCCTCGTCACGATATGTAATAACTGATCTATTTATATTTGCGTTGTAAGAAACTGCAATGTTTTTTGTGCTTGCTGCATTGAAGGTAACAGGAGTGCCAAAACTTATACTCGTGCCACTTACAGTACCAATAGCATAGTTACCGTTGTCTGGAGTTGTATCTTCATCACGATAAGCAAATATAAATACATTTGATGTGGTATCGAACGCGCCTCCGTAAGAATCGCTGCTAGACAACGCAGCTATGACTGTCGCATCACCAAATGAGATAGACGTTCCTGATACTGTCCCAACCACCGCTGTAGGAACTTGACCATTTTTATAGGCTATAATTGTTTTATCATTTGAAGGGTCATACACAGTAACATTGTCATATATGGTAGCGGAATTATAAGTTACTTGAGAACCCACACTAGGTGTAGTTCCACTTACTGAAATAACAACTGCTGCGCCGTAATAGGAATTGTTTACATCTTGAAAAGATAATACATACTTGTTAGCAGTCGTATCATAAGCCAAACTTTGCTGACGCGCATCTGCTGTCGCAGTGTCGGCCGTAGACCCTACCGATACTGATGTTCCAGAAACAGTTAATACTGTCGCCTTGCCTACGTTACTTCCTGTATTGTATGTAGTTAAGTGGTTAGCGGTATCTGGACTGTAAGCTAAAGCAGCAAAAAATCCACCGTCTGCTACTATGGATACTGCTGTTCCGAATGAAATGCTTGTTCCGCTAACCGTGCCAACAATTGCTTTACCCGTGTCGCTGTTATCGTCGTCTTGATAAACAATTAAAACCTTATCTTGTCCTGTGTCATAGCTAATAGCTATGTATTTAGTAGTAACGTTGCTAAAGGCAACAGGAGTGCCGTAGGTTATAGAGTTATCTGATGCAGGTGTAGCAACCACTGCATATCCATAATTACTTGTGCCTCTCCAAGCAATGATTGTTTTATTGCTGTCAGGATCGTAGCAACTAGCGGTATATTCTGTGGCAGATGTTTGAAAGACAGCTTCAGACCCAAGCGTTCCTGTATAAGCCAAAGGCAACAACGACCCGTTGGTAATCACCCCGCCCTCGACAACCACTTCGCCTGATGCAGAGTTGTTGATAGCTT